CAAACAATCCCAGCCGGTTTCTGTCGGCGCGTCTGCGCCAGGGGTAGCAGCCTGAACACCGGCTGGGATTTTGTCACGGAAGGGTCAAGCTGCTATGGCCGGTGATTGGATTCCAATGCGTCTGGATTTGTGCGACGATCCGGCGGTGCTCGAAATGGCCGACATAATCGACCAACCCGATGAGTACGTGGTAGGGTGCTTGCACAAGGTTTGGTCCTGGGCGTCACGAAATTGTCACGATGGGACCGTGACAGGCGTCACGATTTTGTCACTGTCGCGAGCCGTCAAACTTCCGACAGCGGTTGCGGCGATGGCTAAAGTGGGCTGGTTGGTCGAGGGCAAAGGTGAGGACGGAAGGCCGTTTATTTCTTTCCCGAAATGGGAAAACTGGCTTTCCAAGTCGGCCAAAGCTAGGCTGCAGAACTCGATGAACCAACGAAACGCAAGGGAATTAAAGGAATTGGAGGCGGCAAAAGCGGCTAAAGAGCGTCACGATTCTGTCACTGCCTTGTCACGGTCTGACAGTGACAAAACCGTGACTACAGTACAGAAGAGTACAGAAGAGAAGAGTATTTTAGAAAACCCCCTTAATCCCCCTAAAGGGGGAGAAGTGGTAGCCCCCCCAAAGGGAGACCAAAAACCGAAAGCGACCGAACCGCCCCCAGACGAAAAACCAAAGCGCAAGCCCAAAGAGACTGTCGGCGAATTCCTCGTACCCCCAAGGCTGGACTCTCCCGAGATCCGAGAGGCTCTTGAGGCCTTTGAGCGGATGCGGGTTGATATCGGGCATCGCATCAAAGATCGATCGAGACTTTGCCTTGGGTGGGATAAAGCATACCGCGACAAAACGCACTTGCTGGATTGCATCCAGTTTGCGACAGCGAATGAGTACCAGGGCATCAAGCCAAGGTACATCGAGCCAGAGCGAAGCCCGGCAACCGGGAAGCCGATCAAGCGTGAATCTGATTTACCGAAAGTAGACTCTAATTGGGAGCCAGCATGAAACTACACAGCCAGCACATCGAAACAGCCAAAGCGATCGAGACGCAATTGATTGCCGGGGTGCTTCTCAGGCCAAAGGATTTCCACCAAGCGTCCGGGATCGTAACGCAGGATGATTTCCTGTCCCAATCGATGGCCGACCTTTGGGGGGCGTTCCATGCGATGGCAAAATCAGGCGTCGAGTTTTGGCGGGAATCGGTAATGCTCTCGGAGCTTATCAAGAGCGGCGTAATGGAAAAGATCGGCGGGCCAGCGATCTTAGGCGATCTGATTACTAAGACGACCCCGGGCCATGTTTTGTACCATGCCGAGGAGCTTGCGAAATGGGCAGAGCGTAGGCGGGTTGTGGTTGCCTTGGAACTTGCATTGGCAGAAGCCCAAACATTATCCTTTGAGCCAGACGACGTTATCGGGTTTGCTCAACAGAAATTAGCCAAAGCAAAGGGGACTGGGAGCGACGACATAGAGCAAATCGGGGAAATGATGTCGAACTACCTAGGGGCCCTTGAGGACGCCAGATCGAGCAAGGTTCAATCCTCGGTGGTTCAAACAGGGTTTCGCGAACTAGATGAGGTGCTATCGGGCGGCATCCCCCTAGGGTCTTATGCAATCCTTGCGGCGCGACCGTCGATCGGCAAATCGGCGATGGCTATGGATATCGCGCATCACGCAGCAGGCAGCGGACATCCAAGCCTATTTGTTTCGCTCGAAATGTCGAACCAGCAAATCAGCCAACGGCAATTCGTTCGGGATGCCAACATGCGGATCACGGAAATGCAGACCCTAAGCTACACCGACGAAAAGGTATTCGGGATGCTAAAGGCTTGCGACGACGCAAGGAAGCTACCTTTGTACGTCTGGCAGGCCAGCGGGGCTAATGTCGCTAGGATTGAATCTAGGCTACGTGCTGAGGTTCCCAAAAGAGGCATCAAGCTAGCGGTAATTGATTACCTTGGGCTAATCAGGGCCTCGGAGGGCAAGTCGATCTACGAGCGGGTGACGATGATAAGCAACGACCTAGCTCGGATTAGCAAGCAGCTAAACATCGCGTTGTTGGTTCTTTGCCAGCTAGGGCGTCAAGCTGAAGGGGAGGTTCCAGGGATTAGCAACTTACGCGACTCAGGGGCAATTGAACAGGATGCGGATATCGTGATGCTCTTGCATCGAGAGAAGCGGGACAGCGAAACGGCCAGTCTATTGCTTGAGAAGCAAAGGAATGGCAAGATCGCGCAGATTACACTTAGCTTCAACGGGAAGCGATTTTCGGATGGTTTCATGCAGGCTAAACCCTTGCACGATAATTTTAACAACGGGGCTTTTTAATGAACAAGCAGCAAATGGAAGACAGACAACAATTCAGGCGGTACGCAGAGGCGGCGCTGGCGAGCATAAGGCTTACCGCCAACCTTTCATTCACCGATTGCGCAAGCCAAGCGTTTTTGCAAGCCTCGGCAATGATGCGAGATGAGCAAAGATTTTTTGAGGCGTATCAACTTGATGCCCTTTCGGCCATTGTTGATGATGAGCGGGTGAGGCATGAGGGAAAGTGACGACGAAAAGACCCGCAAACTCCAGGACAAAGTGTACTGGTTGGAAATGCGGGTGAAACTACTACAGGAACGAAACAAGGAGCTTAGGCAATGGATCGCGAAACTAACAAACAAGAACCATCCAGCAAGGAGGGCAGGGAAATGAAAATTGGCGATAAGGTTTGGGTTCAATGCGAGGTGGTTGAGATCCACGAGAATCTAATCAAGGTGACCGGCAGCAGTAAAGACAACTGGTTTTGGGCTGGCAGGGAACAATGCCGACCCGTCGAGCCGACCAACTGTCCGGAAATCCCGGATAGTTCGAGCGAGCCCTTGCAGGTCGGCGATGCGGTGCGATTCGTTTGGCCGGGGCATAATCGGCACGGGACGGAGGGCGTCTTGAAGTCGATTCACCACGGGCCGAAGAACGCCTACCTGTTCGTTTCAGATTGCGGCCAGTTCCATCGCTATTGCACGATCGCGGAATTGGAGCACTACGACCAAGCCGAGACCGTGGACGTTAAAGGCTCGATGCAATCGCTCGACGGGGCAGACACGATTCAAGCGGGTGATTTGCAGTGGACCGACAGGGACAGCAAATACCGGCTATGCAATTTTACGATCGGGATGCGGGTCCACGATGCAATCCAGCGGGGCAAGGCTCACGGGGAAAAATGGGTGTTCTATCGAAAGTTTAAGGAGGCGGGCGAAGCAAGTGGGGTGAACGACAAGCCGGCGGCAGTCAAGCGATACCGAACGCCGACGCTAGCCGACCTAGCAAACGGGCCGATTGCGTGCGAGTTTCGAGACTCAGACGAAGAGCATTGGCGGCGCGGTTACTTGGTGCATATTCTGAATGGCGATATTCCGTTTCTTTGCGTCAATGGAGAGCAAGAAATGAGCGGTCAGTGGGACCAATGCCGAATCGAGGTGGGCGAATGAGCGACAAAGGAACGCTAAGCTTTATGGGCATGACGTTCGAGCTTCAAGAGCCGATGAAAATCGAGCCGCTAGGCCAAGACACGATCAAGTTTACATCCCCAAGGATCGCCTTCGGTGAGCCTCAAGAAATCAAAGTGACCTACGAGTGGCAACCTAACCCGATTTTCTACGTCGGGCGTAAGGTGCGAATCGAGGGCGTTTTGTGCGAGGTTTGCTCGGTCGAAAAAGACGGGGCGATTACGGTGCAAAGGATCGAGGAGGTGGGCGAATGAAGATCAGGCAAGCAAGGAAAATCTTTCGGCGTGCAATATCTGGCCGGAAGGCGAACGAGTATTTTTCACGGATCAAGAGAGCATCATACGCAAAGGCTCTTGACTGCAGGTACTCAACGGCAATGAGGGTTTTTCGCAAGCGACGAAAGGAAGCGGGCGAATGAACCCAGTAATTTGCATCAAGCTACCGTACCCCGATAAAACCCACAGCCACAACAAAGGCCATTGGGCAACCAAGACGCGGGGCGTAAAAGAGATGAGACACGCGGCTAAGCTCGTTGCTCTTGACGCAATGAATCGAGGGGCCAAGCCAATTGTCGGCAAGCACAAAATCAGCTACCTTTTTTCCGTCAAAGATAATCGGCGGCGGGACCGGGCAAACATGGTCCAGCAATGCAAAGCCTACATTGATGGCATCGTCGAATCCGGTTTGATCGAGGGCGACCATTGGCAGGTTAGTGAGCTAGGGGCCGTTGAGGTGCGAATTGACAAGGCAGGCGCGGCGGTGATTATTCAGATCGAGGTGACCCAATGACCAAACGCAAAAACATAATCCAGCCTCCCGAAGTTTGGGCGGCGATAGACAAAATCCGAGAGCCGAAAGGATGGACGATAGCTCACGCTCTTTTTGTCGCGGCTAACGCTTATTTTGGGCTCCACCAAGAGCGACCGGGGCGAGGTCGGCCAAAGTCCAAGCCGGTGGCTACAAAGCGCAGGAGGGGCAAGGGATGAACCCTATCACGTTCGGTAGTTTGTTTGCTGGGATCGGCGGTATCGATCTTGGCTTTGAGCGGTGCGGTATGGAATGCAAATGGCAAGTGGAGATAAATGATTATGCCCAAAAAGTCCTCGCGAAGCATTGGCCAAAAGTCCATCGCGAAAGAGATATCCGAGAATGTTCAGCCCGAAACCTTGATTGGGTCGATGTCGTCGCAGGCGGTTTCCCCTGCCAGGATATTTCCTATGCCGGACTCGGGGCAGGTCTTGACGGGGAGCGAAGCGGATTGTTTTTTGAAGCCATTCGCCTGGTTTCAGAACTCAGACCGAGAGCAGTTGTCTTGGAAAACGTGGCAGCGTTGCTTACTAGAGGGCTGGATAGAGTTCTCGGGACGTTGGCCGAGATCGGGTATGATGCTGAATGGCATTGCCTACCGGCTGCCTACGTTGGTGCCCCGCATATCAGGGACAGGGTGTTCGTCATTGCGATACATTCCAACCCCGAAAACAGTAATGCCAGACAATCTCACAAGCGGAACGCTAAACGAAGCAGGGCGGATAGTCCGCAAAAGCGGCAACGATTACGGAATCAACCTAGCGGACTGGGTTCGATTGTGGCCGACACCCAAGGCAACCGATGGAAGCAAGGGAGGCAGGACGGAAGAGGGAGCAAGGAAAGAGCTAGCAAGGGGCAAGAATGTCGATCTGGGGGTGGCGGTGAAAATGTGGCCGGCACCGCGGGCGTTTATGCACAAGGATTCAACAACCGATCGGGGAAAGAGCAACCTTGGCGAAGTAGTTGGTGGGCAGTTGAACCCGATGTGGGTCGAGTGGCTCATGGGATTCCCTCTAGGGTGGACCGACTTAGAGGACTCGGAAACGCAGTAGTGCCACAGGTTGCCGAGTTTGTGGGCAGGATGGTATTGCAGCGGCTAGGAAGCGGCAAAAGCGATATTTTGGCCCCGGTGATTGTCAAGCCCCTTGGCGGTGGATAAGATGTTCACAAAGGAGCAAAAACCATGAACATCTCAGAACTTGTCAAGTCGAAGCGATTTTGGGCGGCAGCGGCTACGATTGCCGTTGTGATTCTCAAGGATCGCGTACCGCTCAGCGAAGACCAGATCCAGCAATTGGTTTGGGTTATCGGGGCATGGATCGTTGGCGATTCGGTCCGACCCCTGCCAAAGCCCGATGAGGTGGCATCGTGACATTTCTTGAGCGACTCCAGGAAGCTACCAAAGCCCACGAAGCGACCTTTGCCCAGTGCTACGCCGAGGCAGACGGCAATGAGCGAAAAGCCAAGCGGTCGCTAAGGCGCAAGCTGTTCTCGGCGTACCGAAGCGGGCCGATTGTCGGTCTTGATCCAGCTACAATAGCCTTGATTTTCGCGCTTATCAAGTTGGCTTTCGAGGCTTGGAAATGGGCCAAGGACAACGGCTATCTTAAAGGCTACGAATACCAAGCAGTGCCTTTGCAAGCCATGCTTTTGGTGGCGTACAACGCAGGCGAATTCAAGGAAACCGTCGAGGCTCCCTTGCTGCTTGAAATGTTTGACGACGACGAATAACCCCTAGCCAACCCGAACTTTTCCGATGTATAGGGCTCGGTGAGTTGGCAGGGGGCAAACTGGAGTGACGGATGGCAGCGAAAAAAGACAACTGGATTCCTTGGGCTATCATCGCGGGGCTTGTCCTCTACGTGGCTAGCCAACAACCAAAGGGAGGGGGTGATCCATCTACGGCGGCGGCGGTGTCGGCAGCTAGGAAGACAATCCCGAACATCCGAGCCGCGTATCGCGAAGCGTTTCTAGACGCAGCC